CCAACATGCGCACATTAATTGAAAGCGGAATTAATAATGAGTGGCCAGGATTAAATCCTCATGGCGCAAATGATACTTATATTATGATAAGAGCTTTTGATACTGTAGCTGGAAAAGATATGGGATTTGTAAGCGGGTTTATCCTTGAAAATGGAACATTAGATGGCAGACATTCACTCACTGCTCCGGATGAAAACGGTTCTAGAAATTACGTTTTTAATCAAGAAAATGTAACAGCCAAAAATAATTTTAATATTGAAATTGGTATAACTAAACATTTGTATAGAAATATTCCTGCAAATTCAATCTTTCATAGAACTTTGCGTATGCGAGCAAACGCAGCAAACTATGAACTTTTAGAAGACGTAGATTCTCCAACGCACGGGCCAAATTTTAGAAATATATTAATACAATTAAATCTATGAAGTTTTTATTGAATGTAGGAGCCGAGAAATCTGGCACTACTTGGTTATATGAGTATTTTAAAGAACACCCAGATTTCTATGATATGGGAAAAGAACTGAATATTATTCAGAGAGACGATTTAGTTCCTGTCTTAGAAGATGTAAGCGAATATAGAAAAGACATAGAGTCTTTTTTTCGGGCTGTTTCAAATATAAATCAAGTCACAGGCGACTTCACACATTATGAAGGCTCGAGTGAGAACATCTTTCGACTTATTAAAAACGGTTTACTAAAATACGATATCGAAGTAGTACCAGTTTATATTATGAGAGATCCTATTCAGAGGAGTTGGTCTTCTTGGAATATGATTGGAGGAGGTAAAATTCCAAATCGGTCGTTAGCTTCACGATTTGTCATGAGCAATTTCATATCATGTAAATATAAAGAAACTATCGAAGCTTTGGACAGTGTGTTCGCAAATCCGCTCTACTTCTTTTATGAGGATTTTTTTACTCAAACCAATATCAATCAGATATGTGACGAGTTAGAAATTTCTCGACATCCAGCAGAATGTGATAATAAAGCAGGAGCTTCTTCCTATAAGAAAATGCCAAACAGTTTCGTCAAGGCTTTTGGTAAATCTTTAAAGAATAAAGAGGCTGCTAAATATGTTTTTGAAAGATTTGAAAATGTACCATGGAAACTCGAGGATTATTCGTAGATCTACTCTCGATGAAGATATTCGCTTAACTTTTCTTGAAGGTTTAAATAGGCATACGAACATGCATTACTTTGATCGTAATGCGCCTACAAATAAAACAGATGAAGCTGTGCTTGAATTTCTCGACAGAGAACAGTTTAATTGTAACAAAACTCATATTGAATATTGGTATCAGGCGTATAAATCTTCTGGAGATTTGTGGCCTCATGTAGATTTTAATGAAAAGCTTCGGCACAGAATTGAGGCTGGAGAAAAGTTGAAACCAGAAGAATTAATGTCTCCAATTACCATATCGTGTTACTTAGAAGCAATCGATCTTGAAGGCGGAGAATTTTGTATTTCTGAAAGAAGTTGGTTAGACTATGAAAAAGAACTGAGCCCTCCGGAAGTTTTAAAAGAAGAATTGTTAAAATATACACACGAGTCTTTTCAACCTACCGAAGGTGCGGTCTTATACTTCGAAGGCAGTCGATACTACCATTGGGTCAATGAAATCAAAAGCGGCTCTCGCAAGAGCATACTCATCAATTTCTGGGACAATTGTAGTCTTAACTCCACTTCGCCCAATTAATTTCTAATGTCTATATTACCAGAAATAGAAATACGATGTTCGTCTGAAGTTTGAAACGGATATACCTGATGCTTAAGATAATTTGGAAACATAATAAGAGAACCTTCCCATGTCTTATCAATATCTAATTGAGTCGTACTAATTCCACCGTCTAATGAGTTATAAATGAATTCAAACTTTGATGCAACTTTATAGTTTGATTCTCTTACATTTGGCATATTTAATTCCTCTTCTAAATCATAAGGAATTGCAATCCATATCACCCATGAAATAGCTTTGTGGTGAAAATGTATTGGATTATATTCGTGTTTCTTCTGAAAATTTACCCAAGCATCATTATCAATGACATAATTATGATTTTCATAAAAATTAAATTTTCTTCTATATTCAAGAAACGTTTGCTCTATGCATTCTCTAAACTGCCCGTTAATAACATACTGAAATTCTGTTTCTAATTGCCCAGCTAAATTAGTATTGTATTTTTCCGGATTATTATCAACTTGCTTTTGCAAGTCACAAGTCAACTCAGCAAAAATAGAAACTGGAATTCTTGTTTTAAGAACTCCTGGGTTATAAAGTTTTATTTCTGAAAATTCTAAGTTCATAATTTCACCGATAATAATTTAGTTAATAGTAATTGTAGAGGTGTCTTTACATATGCTCATAGTACCTTCGCAACAGATATTCCAATCTTGACCTGTCTTTGCCCCACGGCTTGGAACATTAATGATAACATTTTTACATAGATATTCTTTACCATCTTCGAAAACGCGCCAGACATGATCTTCTGTCCCGCGATTAGGTTGTCCTCTTGATTGATTGAATCTTATCATAAACTCAGACATATTAGATTATTTCTGCTGTTGCATCATATACTATAGGTTCAATGTACGGACGTGTACCAATGTTCATGTGAATAAATTTGAAAGGTTTGGTTGATGTGTTACGAGTAAAGCTATGCGGTAGCCAGGAATTTGCAAACATTAGTTGACCAGGAACTGGCGTAAAATTAATAGACGATGTTGCTGTGGTAATGTTAGAAGAATTATGTTCGTATAGTGGTAACATAAGTTTCATTGGTCGCGGATCATGAATCACCATTCGCGGAGGATCTTTCGGGCACTCTAAAAAATAAAAAGCAACTAACTGACAGTCGCTGTGATTATGATACTCCATTGATGAATACTTATGGTGTTCTTGACTCCAACATTCGGTAAGATAAGTCGAAAGTCCATTCATGTTGTATCCTTGATCGCTCAAAAGATTCCATGCTGTGTTTAATGTGTACTGTATCAGTGGAAGAAGATCTTCTTCGTTAGACACATCTGCTTGCACGACTGGATATACATCGTTTATTTTTGTTATTTTGCGCGCGGCCCTTAACGCCGCATTTGATGCTGCTCTTGAGAAATCAAGAAGTTCTGGCTTCATAATACTATAGATAGGTGAGCTAAAATACTGCCACTGATCAAGTATGTCTGTCATAATAAAATCCTTATGTTATGTATATTGGGAAAGATCAGCCTCTATCACTGTATCTAAAAACAGTCGGTTTCCAATCTTATTCCAACCACTGTTGACTTGATAAAATATATTTAAACCGTTGTTCAAACCATACTGAATAGCCCAACTAAGTATTTCGGCTGTTAGCGGAGCGCCTGCTTCAAGCAGTTGTAAAAAGCTAAGATCAGGATTTTCGTGTTGTCTCCAAACCATAATTACGTTTGATTCGTCTGGTTTCATCCACATCGGAATAGTATCAAGACCGAGTGGAAACTTTTCATTTCCTAACCATACACAGCTAAACGATTTGCACGGATTCTCAGGTCGTTGTTCATGTATCGAACATCCTTTTGTAGTTACAAAATGACATTTCCTTCCTGGCCAAAATTGATGGCCAAGAGCTTCTCCAGTTAACCAACCGCAGCACTTCGTGCAACTTCCACATTCTCTTGTCATATTATCTCACTTAAATTGAGGACCAGCTAACCATACTACTAGAGTTTTACGAATGCCTTTTGTCACAGGAGTTACTCTGTGTAAAATAAAGGACGGGAATGCAACTACTAAACCTTTTTGTTTTGTGACTTGAGTCGGCACGGGTGCATCAAATATCTCAAGATCTCCCCCCTCGTATTCAGAAGGATCAGATAATTGTATTACAAGAGATAATTTGCGAGGCGCATTCGTTGCATTTCCACCTCTGTCAAGATGCCACGTATAATGATCGTCTTTTCCATCGTATATAGTATACTGAAAGTCCTCTACAAATCCCCATATATCTAGATTGAAGAATTCACCGTTCAGTTGTCTTGCTATGAAAGCAATTCTATCATATATAAAATTAGTCTCGGGCGTAAGATTTATCCAACCTATTTTAGATGATCTAACTGCTTCTTCAACTTTACTATCAGGTCCAACACTAGCAGATTTGATCGTGAGACTATCACCAATACTAACTATTTTATCGATCTCTTCTTCAGTAAAACCATCACGCCATGATGCAAAAGAAATTTCTGGTATACCTAACGATGGAGAAGGAGCTATTTGATATACTGCCATTATTTACGCTCCCAAATATTATCTCGATAATGGGATTCATGACTTTGAAGCTTTCTACGTGTACCTTTGAGTGCTTTCAGTTCAGTTTCATTGAATGCTCTACATACATTTTTCGAAAACAAAGTATCTCTTTTAATTGGAATAACCTGCATTAACGGTGTACCAGCAGGTAGAATACCTTTAAAATTGGGTTCGTTCCAAACAAATGGAAAGTTAATAAACTCAAAATAACCATCGCAGTCTACCATACCCGAAAAACAAGTAAATCTTGGATCAGGTCTATTTAATGGTGGAACAAACAACAGTGAGTATCCTTTCGGGCAGTTGATTGCCCACCAGTTCATGAATTTAATTGGAGGTTTTGGTAAATGTGGAGCGGGGCATTTGTCAGATGTTACTTGCCACTGTAAATGATTCTCGATCATTGCTCTCGGATATTTGCTGTTGTATTCAATGAACGAACAATCTTCATTCGAAGTGATTTCAACATCAGCAACGAGTGGAATAATCCAACCCGTGATCATCGCATCAAGAAAAGGTGGGCATCTTTTGAGAGTAGATTGATCAAAGCCTACATCCTTCTTCATTGGCAAAGCTTTATACCATTCTGGTATCAGTTTGCGGGCAGGATAAGGTTCTGGTATATTTCCTAAATCATCATCATAGCAAAGAAATTCTAGTTTAGGCTCATTCTTTTCAAAAAACGAAAACATCAATTTTGTCCATTTCCAGGTTTTTCATAGTGTATTCCACCAGATTCAATAAATTTTTTACATTGCTCGACGTCGCTCGCACCTCTCAGAATATGATCATCATGCAAACTAAAATGTAAGCTTGAGATCCATATTCTGAGATGTGGTGGAAGTTTGTCATAGCAACGCATTACCAATGCCATTCTTTGTATGTTAACATGTTCCAAATGAATGACTCTATTATATATATGTAAATTACAGGGCTGCTAGTTCGACTAAGTTGCTCTCTGTGATGGCATCTAAGCCAATCAATGCTTGTTTGACTGCGGTAAAATCGTCATGTTTTTCATCGTAGATGACAAATGGAAAATCAGTAAATTCTCCAATATCCCATGTATTTAGAGCATTGAATACAGATTCGTATTGACTACTATCGTTGTATGATAAATGAGTAAACTCAATGTTATTATCCTGTAGCCACTGATAGGCTGCAGCAGAGTCGTTGCCACCTGTCGTAGTCAAACCAGTATAAAGATAAACGTCTTTAATTCCTACTAGCATGTATTGTTTCCTTTTTGTTATTTGTGCTAAAATGTTACACTCATCGTACCATTAGCGCTGCCTGTTCCAATATTTATAGAAACTATTTGATATGGGTATACTTTTACTGATACTGAATTTGTCGTAGTACCAATATTACCAGCGTTTCCTGATGCTCCAGGATTTGATGTGCCGGCTGTTCCGGCGGTCGCTCCAGTTCCAGCACTACCTGCTGTGCCAGTATTTCCTGCTGCTCCTGCGCCTCCTGGATTTCCAGCCGCACCATTTGTAGCTCCAGTTCCAGCTGCTCCTGTTGTGCCAGCATTACCAGCAGCTCCGGCACCGCCTGGGTTTCCAGCCGCACCATTTGTAGCTCCAGTTCCTGCATTGCCAGTCGCTCCAGCATTTCCTGCTGCTCCTGCACCTCCTGGATTTCCAGCTGCACCATTTGTAGCTCCAGTTCCTGCATTGCCAGTCGCTCCGGCATTTCCTGCAGCGCCGGCATTACCAGGACTTCCTGCTGCTCCTGGATTTGCTCCAGTTCCTGCCGCTCCTGTTGTACCAGCATTTCCGTTGGCTCCTGCACCGCCTGGACTTCCTGCTGCTCCTGGATTTGCTCCAGTTCCTGCCGCTCCTGTTGTACCAGCGCTTCCTGCAGCGCCGGCATTACCAGGACTTCCTGCTGCTCCAGCGTTTGCTCCAGTTCCTGCGGCCCCAGTATTTCCAGCACTTCCATTGGCGCCTGCATTACCAGGACTTCCTGCTGCTCCAGCGTTTGCTCCAGTTCCTGCGGCTCCTGTATTTCCTGCGCTGCCTGGTGTTCCTGCATTACCTGAACCACCGGCAGCGCCCGAAAGAAGTCCTCCATTGCCGCCTGCGCCGCCGTTGCCGTTAGTAGCACCACTTATGTTGCCTGAATTACCCGCGGTACCAGCATTGCCGGCGCCGCTACCACCTTGCTTTAAAGTCCAACCCGATGCTCCGCCTCCGCCTCCGCCGCCTCCGCCGCCTCCGCCTACACCAGCGTTGCCAGGAGATCCGGAGTTACCCGCCGTACCACCAGCTCCTCCTGCACCACCGGCGCCATTTGTTCCTGGGTTACCAGCATTGCCAGTGGCTCCTGGATTCCCAGCATTTCCTCTTGCACCGCCTGCACCACCAGCACCGTTATTTCCTGGATTACCAGCATTGCCAGTGGCTCCTGGATTACCAGCATTACCAGCAGCACCGCCTGCACCACCAGCACCGTTATTTCCTGGATTGCCGGCATTACCAGTGGCTCCTGGATTACCAGCATTACCACCAGCTCCTCCTGCACCACCAGCCCCATTGGTGCCAGGATTGCCTGTTCCTCCAATACCACCAGATGTCCCAGCTGTACCACCAGCACCACCAGTTCCTGCAGCTCCATTATTACCGGGATTGCCTGTTCCTCCAATACCTCCGGAAGTACCGGCCGATCCTCCGGCGCCGCCTGTACCAGCAGCTCCATTGTTACCGGGATTGCCTGTTCCTCCAATACCACCAGATGTCCCAGCTGTACCACCAGCACCGCCAGTTCCTGCAGCCCCATTATTTCCGGGATTGCCTGATCCACCTGGATTTCCAGAAGTTCCGGCCGAGCCAGCTGCTCCGTTTGTAGCATTTCCTCCAGCCCCACCAGTACCACCGGTTCCACCTGGAAAATTAGCTAAGGAACCAAACGTTGAAACGTTGCCTGGGTTTCCACTTGATCCCGGATTTCCGTTTGCTGCGCCAGTCCCAGCATTACCAGCAGCTCCGGCACCGCCTGGATTTCCTGCTGCTCCTGGATTAGCTCCAGTGCCAGCATTACCATTTGCTCCAGTATTTCCTGCTGCTCCGGCATTTCCAGGGCTCCCTGCTGCCCCTGGATTAGCTCCAGTGCCGGCATTACCATTTGCACCTGGATTTCCTGCTGCGCCGGCATTACCTGGATTGCCAGTAGATCCAGCGGTTGCCCCTGTTCCTGCATTACCATTTGCTCCAGTATTTCCTGCTGCGCCTGCATTACCTGGATTTCCTGCTGCTCCAGCAGTTGCCCCTGTACCTGCGGCCCCTGTTGTGCCGGCATTACCATTAGCACCGGCACCGCCAGGACTTCCTGCTGCTCCGGCGTTTGCTCCAGTTCCAGCCGCCCCTGTTGTGCCGGCATTACCATTGGCACCAGCTCCACCAGGACTTCCTGCTGCTCCAGCGTTTGCTCCAGTTCCTGCTGCTCCAGTATTTCCAGCATTTCCATTGGCCCCAGCTCCACCGGGACTTCCTGCTGCTCCAGCAGTTGCCCCTGATCCTGCGGCTCCAGTATTTCCAGCACTTCCATTGGCACCCGCACCACCTGCACTCCCTGAATTACCAGTCACTCCGCTACCGCCGCCTCCGCCGCCGCCACCGCCGCCGCCGCAAACGCACCCCCCAAGATTTGCGCTTCCACCAAAGCCACCATTTCCTCCGCCAGGAGAGCCTCCGGCGCCGCCGGGGGCAGAACAAGGCGCAAATGGGGTGCCAAAACAACCGCAGCCACCGCCCGGACTACCACCGCTACCGGCTCCGCCACCGCAAGGTCGGGCTGAACCTTGTCCGCCGCCTCCTCCCGTACCTGCGCTACCGCCAGTGCCACCAGCACCGCCGGCACCATTATTTCCTGGATTTCCAGAGTTTCCTGTGGCACCTGGATTCCCAGCATTTCCTCTTGCACCGCCAGCACCGCCGGCACCATTGGTACCAGGATTACCAGAGTTTCCTGTGGCACCTGGATTCCCAGCATTACCAGCAGCACCGCCAGCACCGCCGGCGCCATTTGTTCCTGGGTTACCAGCATTGCCAGTGGCACCTGGATTCCCAGCATTACCAGCAGCACCGCCTGCACCACCGGCACCATTAGTACCGGGATTGCCGGAGTTTCCTGTCGCTCCAGCATTTCCAGCAGTACCACCAGCACCGCCAGCTCCGCCAGCACCATTCGTACCTGCATTGCCAGTGGCACCTGGATTCCCAGCATTCCCTGCAGCACCTCCGGCTCCTCCTGGGCCGCCAGCACCGTTTGTGCCAGCATTTCCTGATGCGCCGGGATTTCCAGATGTTCCAGCTGTACCACCAGCACCGCCAGCTCCGCCGGCCCCGTTTGTGCCAGCATTTCCTGATGCGCCAGGATTGCCAGATGTCCCAGCTGTACCACCAGCACCACCAGTTCCTGCGGCCCCATTATTTCCAGGATTACCAGCATTGCCAGCAGTACCAGGATTGCCTGCATTACCAGCGTTTCCATTGCCGCCACGACCAGATATATCTATAGAATATACGCCTGCAGGAACGACGAATGTTGCGGGGGCATTGAATACTTGTGTGGCTGGAGCAGCCTTACCTGAAGCTCTAAATACATTTAATGGCATCGTATAACCTTCTTATTAACCTGTATTTGCAAGAGATAAGGCACCGAGATATGTTGTACCTCCGTCGAGGGTAAAGAAACTGAAGACATCGATTTTATTTGCACCAGTTGACATCGTCGGTGTCGAAGCATTCGGATATTTAACAGAAGCCGGCCACGTGATTATTCTCGATCCCGTGGCGTCTTGTTTACAATGAAGTGTGAAACTGTATGCATTGCCCGATGCAGGAGGATTTGAAAATGTAATTGTAATAGACGCGTTGGCCAATGTCAAATCGAATACGTTGGATAGTGATAAATCTACAGTGTGAGTAGTTGTTGTTATAGTATTGGCAACAACTGCTTCTTTGTATGAAGCAAGCTTAGGATTACTTAACACATTATTTGCCATTGCAACGTTGGCATTAAGAGTAGTAATACCAGCTACTTGTAGCGTCGAGGTTACGTTGGCAAAACCAGTGATCGTAGTATTACCGGCAGCAAGGGTGGTAATTCCAGATGCAGCACCTGCGGCTACAAGAGACGAAACAGCAAGTGGTTGACTGTTTGTAGACCAGCGATCATTTGTTTCATCCCAGACGAACTGAACGTTGGCAGACGTCCCGCGCATGATCTCGAAGCCAGCATTCTCAGTAGGAGGATTAGCTCCAAGATCTGCATTCAGCGTAACAATATTATCACCAACGTCGAGTGTTGTGGTGTTCACGTAAGTTCTTGTACCGGAAACTGTCAGGTTACCCGAGAGTGTAAGATCGGCGATTGATAATGTGGAATTCACATGAATACCAGTCGTATTGACCGTAAGTGTTGGCCCAGCAGTTACTCCAATTGTACCACTAGTTGTAATCGTTCCACCAGAAAGTCCATTAGCCGTGGCGACTGAGGTTACACCTCCACCGGTGGCACCTTGAGCACCTTGAGCGCCTTGAGCACCAGTAACACCTTGAGGTCCAGCAACACCTTGAGCACCAGTTGCGCCAGTTGCGCCTTGAACACCTTGAGCGCCGGCAACACCTTGAGCACCAGTTGCGCCAGTTGCGCCTTGAACACCTTGAGCGCCAGCAACACCTTGAGCACCTTGATCACCCGTTGTGCCTTGAGCACCAGTTGCGCCAGTTGCGCCTTGAACACCTTGAGCGCCAGCAACACCTTGAGCGCCTTGAGCACCCGTTGTGCCTTGAGCACCTTGTGCACCGGTTGCACCTTGAGCACCTTGAGCGCCTTGAGATCCGAGAGTAAGTGAAGCACCATTTAAAGTTGTAACTTGAACAATATCACCAGCAATCGCATTCGATGTAAGCGTTAAGACCGTGGTATTTGTCGTGTTATAGTCAACGGCCGCAATCTGACGCGAACCATTAATGAAGACGCTTTCAAGCCCTAAAGTATATACGAATGTGTTTGATGTGTCGTCTAATCCTGTAAACACCGTGGTATTCGATGTGACAGTAAACGTATAGGTATTCATGGTAGCAGCATTTGCCGTACCGCCTGAGCCCCAATAAACTCCTGTTCCATTCGATGAAAGAACTTGGCCGTTGGATCCAGAAGATCCGTTGGCTACGATCGTAGTGACAGCGAGAGAAGAGAGATTTGAACCAACTTCAAAGATGGCATTCGCAGCATCTGAAGAGAAGACTTTACGGTCAGTTAGGTTGACTGCAAATTCACCGTTATCAATAAAGCCGGAATTTGCTACGTCAGTAGTATTAGCTGTACGACCAGAAATTGTCGTGCGCTTAAATTGAAATTTATTTGCCATTCTCAACCTCTATATAGAGCAACGAAGCGGTTATGTAACCCCTAATATTCTATTTATACAGAAGTATCTTCAGCTTTTTTATTTTTATTTCCAAGCTTTTCAAGATCAACAATTTTTGCTTGAAGACTGGTCATGGTTTTATCGGCCATGACCAGTCTTGTTTCTAGCATGATGTTCTTACTTGTAAGATCATGTACACTCGCGAGTAATCGATTGATGTACTCATTTACAAATTCAGCTTCCATAAATTAGAATGTCCCGCCGTCGAGGGTTGCGTATACAACTGCTGTACCGTTAGACTGAAGCACGAATCCAGTAGAGCCAACAGCTAATTTTCTAAAACCGTTCGAAGAGTTAGCAACTAAAATGTCTTCTGCAGTAACAGTCGCGAGTCCAGTACCACCGCTTGTTCCAGGCAGTGCAGTCGAAAGACTCAATGTATTCGCTGTGATACCAACCGCGAGTGTCGAGTTCGCAGTAAGAGTAACGTTAGTCGCGTTCGAAACCAAACCACCAGAGTTTAGGAATGCTTGTAATGTAGCAGTAGTATAACCGGCTGCTGCAGTGTCTACAGTTGTTGTAGGTTCTGTTTGAGAACCAGCAAAGAGCTTATAAACGCCATCTGTAGCATCACGGAAAAGACCGGTATATTTAGCTCCAGTGGCACCGTATTGACCATAAAGACCGATATCAAGAATGTCGGTTGTTGCGTTTCCGTTTGCAAGCTCGATCAGCGAATCTTGGACTGTCAGGTTGGTAGTATCGATTGTCGAAAGCGTACCGAGAACAGTCAGATTTCCGGAAAGAGAAAGATCTGTAATCGAGAGTGCAGTATTAACATGGAGTCCAGCAGAGTTGACCGTGAGTGTTGAACCAGTGGTAAGGCCAACTGCATCTGCAGTGACATTAATACCGTTAGCAGCACCAACATGAACTCCAGTCGCGTTAGCTGTAAGACCATCACCGCCAACAACGTTGATACCAGCGCCATCAACAGAAATACCGTTAGCAGCTTTGGCAAAGACGCCTGAAGTATTCGATACAATACCGTTGTTTGCTACAACAGCAATCGTGGCTGCACCACCTTCACCAGATGAGGATCCAGAAATACCGTTACCAGCTGTGATAGTAGCAACATAGTCGCCTGATGTACCCGAACCAAGAGCAACGTCGCCTGAAAGTTGCGATGTGGCAATTGAAAGTGCAGCAGCATTGACATAAACGCCCGAGGTATTCGAAACAATCGTACCGTTACCAGATACGACATGCACACCTGTTGCGTTCGAAGCAATACCAGCTCCGGCAACAACAAAAACGCCTGTTGCGTTTGCAGATAGACCGTTATTTGCAATAACGTGTACGCCTGAGGTATTTGAAGCAAGACCGCTATTTGCAACTACAGCAATCGCGTCTGCAGAGACGCTGATACCGTTACCAGCACCAACATCAAGAGTTACCTCGCCAGATGTACCGCCACCAGTAAGACCAGAACCGGCTACGACTGATGTAATATCACCATCTTGAGGTGTTACCCAGTATACAGCTGTTCCGTTCGATGCAAGAACTTGTCCTGCAGTACCATTTGTGCCATTTGCATTAAGAGCAACGTTAGTTCCAATATTGATCTGTGTGGCATTTGCTACGAACGCCGTACCAACACTCACAATCGCTGCGTTCACGGTGCCTGTAGAGAATACACCGGTGGCATTCGCAACAAAAGAATTAGAACCAACGACGAAGTTACCGCCAGAGCCAGCAAGAACGCCGCCGGCAACAGACAGTTTATTATTGGTATTATCAAACGTAAAGTCTGCGTCTCCGGCTAATGCGCCAGAATTATTAAATTGAACTTGTGTATTTGAACCAGATACGCCAGAAGTAGGAGTTTCCCAATAAGCGGCTGTTCCATTTGAACTCAGTACTTGTCCGTTGGTACCCGTCGAACCATTGGCTGTAACTGTTGTCACAACAGCGTTAGCAACAATAATCTTGTCGATACCAGAGGTACCATTCGCAACGAGTGCTTGGTTGGCGGTCAGTATACCAGGATTAAATTTACCGGCAATGGTGATCGAAGCACCATTCGAACCAATAAATAAGTGATCGCCATTTGCTGTAAACGCTAATTCACCGTTAGCTAATGTTGGCGCATCAGCTGTCGTTAACGACCTTTTAATTTGAATTAAATTGTCTGCCATTTGGCTATTCCTTTTAGGTTAAAATGATCCGCCGTCGAGATCTACTGCTAGATCCGCGAATGACAGTTGTCTCACCTCATATTTATCATTTTGAGAATTGTAGATTAATGTAGCGCCATTGGCGGCTTCAACGACGCTGACGTCGAGTATGTTTTCAATACTTCGTATTTCTTGAATTTGATTTTTCAGAGTAATAGGACCAGCAGATGATAATCTGCCGTTGTTATTTGTAATTGTAGCGACTAAACGAGATGCACCTGCCATTATCTTGTAACTCCTGGTGTAACTGTGACGATACCTTCAACAAGACGAGAAACTGTTCCGCTGCCATCAGTCAACTCACAGTCATATACGTATCTTCCGGCTGTAAGGCCATTTGTGGTATTTGCCGACATCGAAAGAGCGACGACGCCAGTCACAGCAGTAATCGAAACTGTAAATGCGGTTTGAGCGGTCGAAGTATAATGCTTACGCATCTGAGCGGCACCTGTAAATCCTGTAAGATTTACGATGTTACCATTTTCATCAGTCACATCAATAGACGTAGCAAATGAAGTGCCTTGATCGATAATGATATTTGCTTTCAGTGCCATTTAATTCTTCCGCTATGTTTATTCAAAACTATAAGATGTTACAGTTATCACCCAATATTTAGTTTCTGCACCATTTGATGCTGATACGTTAAACGTTTGTTCATTGAAACCACCTGTATAAGCTGCTACAAGTTCAATTGATGAAGCACTTCCTCCACTTGCAACACTGGCGTATCCACTAAATCCATCTCCTCCAGTATAAGTCCAAACTACGCTTGAAGAAGCTGTGATAGTATAACCTGCTTGGGAACCATACGCTTCGGCAGTGTCAAAAGTCGGAGATGATATTGTGCCGCCCACGGGACTAAAAGTAACTAAGGCTACATCTGCATACGGACGTATTCCTACATATTGCCACGTAGATCCATTCCACATTTTAACGGCGGCAAAATCTTGGCTCCCGACCCACGACGAGCCGTTCCAATATTTAACAGGTTTAGCAGATAGGAACGTTAGCGGCACTTATTATTCTCCTGGCTTAGATGGCCAAACAACGTCTGCTGCATTTGTATAAGTCTGAGGAAGATCTCTTAAAGTTTGACGATATGTAGCCCAAGCAGTTTTATCTCCAGGCCAATCTGCCATTTGAGTATAGTCAGATAAAGCTAGAAGATTATTTCTTTTCGATCTAATTTGTTCCCAAGTAATTACCACGACTCGATCTTGCAAAACAAGATTTCCTTGTGATAAAACCAATTCTTTATTTTGCATATTCATACCATGGAGAAACTGCTGGTGTTGCTCTGCGGTAATTTCAACAATATCTTGCGGCAATGACGGATACCCAAAATCAGTATCGTAAAAACCTTTTGTTGTTGGGCTGTAGTAAATTGTCATTTTATTAATATCCCATTGCTAACCAGTAACCGGTATGAGAACTTTCATCTCCGTTAAACCAACTGAAACCAGTTGTTGATACACTAAAAATGGTTGCACCTTTAGAAGCCTGTCCAAATACGCCTGTATCTCCTACGCCATTCATCACAGCTCGGGCAACCGCGGTGAACGATGTTGGAAATGATCCAGATCCTGTAGTATTTGGAGTAACAGTTACTGTTCCCCACTGAATAATTGCTCCGTTTGGCAACTTAGTCCATCCATTTGACGAGAGACTTTGTGTATATCCTGTAGTTCCTGCAGTGTCAATCCAGATATCACCAGCCGCTGAAGCAGTAGGTTGAGTCGCTGTTACAAAAACTTGGCCGCCACTTGTAAATCCTGCGGTGACGTGTCTTAGAATAGGCGCGACAGCACCAGATGCACTTCCTTGGGCACCTTGTGGTCCGGTTGCACCTTGAGCACCTGTTATACTTGAACCTGCCGCGCCTTGAGCACCAGTTGCACCTTGTGCTCCGTTTATTCCAGGAGATCCTTGAGGACCAGTTGCACCTTGAGCGCCTTGTAATCCTTGAGCACCTTGAGGACCAGCAACTGAAGATGCTGCACCTTGTGCACCTGTAAGGCCTTGCGGTCCCTGTGGTCCTTGGATACCTTGCAAACCTTGGGCGCCTTGAGGACCGGCAACGGTTGAAGCAGCACCTTGAGCACCAGTTGTTCCTTGCGGTCCCTGAGGTCCGATAATTCCTTGTGCACCTTGTGGTCCCGTCGGTCCTTGAACCGAAGGTCCTTGTGGTCCTTGAGAACCAGTTGTTCCCTGTGGACCCTGGGAACCAGTTATTCCTTGCGCGCCTTGTGGACCAGGAACTGTCGAAGCTGCGCCTTGAGCACCAGTTGGTCCTTGAGAACCGGTAGATCCTTGTGCACCTTGAGCACCAGTTGCACCTTGCGCACCTTGAGGTCCAGCAAGTTGCGTCCACACCAAGTTAGCTGTCGCTCCACTTGATGCAAGGACGAAACCTGTTGTTCCAGCAGATTGTGTAGGTAGAAGGTTATTGATCGATCCGCCTGTACCGCCCCGAGATGTAGGAAGTGTACCGACAGTAATAGCAGATGCATCAACAAATACGCCTGCCGCGTTTACTGTTAAACCAGCATTCGCTACAAAACTAATCGTAGGATTTCCAGAAACGCCGTTGCCGTTTGTTACGCTAATGCCGTTCGTAGAAGCAATCGATACCGTAGTACCTGTTCCTGTACCAGTTCTGACTACGATACCATTCGCCGAGATATTGTATACGGTGTTAGCATTGCTTGCTGTACCAGTATAGAGCGACGAGTTAACGCCTGCTCCACTCGGGAAATTCACCGTATTTGTAACGGTGATATTGTTTGCAAAGACATCAAAGCGAGCAGTCGTAGTACCAAGTGCACCACCGTTTGCATCTGGTCGTAGTGTTCCATAAGATGTCGTATTAAATACGAAAGCATTGAAACGGTTTGAAGTATTACCGAGTGGCTGCTGATCTGCAATCAGAAGAACCCCGCCTTGACCGATGGTAACGTTGGCGTATACAAGAGAACCATTTACTACAAGGTTACCAGATACAACAAACAAGTCGTTTTTAAAGTGCGCGTTGGCTTCTACGTCGACACGATCATAGAAGATCGCGTTGCCAGAAGCAACTAGACCGTTATCAACCTTAAATCTATTATTTGCGCCTGACATATATTACCTTACTTAATGAATTGAGCAACAACTTTTGCAGCCGTGCTAGATCTTGTTTGATTGACATATACTCTTACGTTTGCAGTAGCCACGTTCGCAGAGAAAGTACCAAGTAAGCTGACTCCGGAATTAGCTGCAACAGGTGAAGAAACCGTACCATATGTTGTAAGCTGCGCAGTCGAATTATCATGAGCAAGTAGTACTTCAGAGATCTGTGTATTACCAGCATTTTTCAATTGAATGAGAAGTTTAGCAGTGCTATAGTCTGCCTTTGGATATTCGAAGACAAGAAGATCTGAACCAGTCGTAGCTCCAAGATTTCCGTTTGCAAAGATATCAACTACGTGCTCAGTCTTGAAAGTCACGATGTTTGCATGTGTAGCAGGACCAGTCACTGCGAGCGTATTCGCTAGAGCAGTTGCTCCTGTTACTCCAAGAGTACTCGAAAGCGTTGTAGCTCCAGTTACAGTGAGCGTATTCGAAAGATTCGTATTTCCTGTAACCGTCAGCGTATTTGCAAGAGCAACGTTCGAACTGACTGTCGCAGCACCTACAACAACAAGATGGCTTGTCGGCGTAATGGTAAGATTCGCAGATGCAGTGATCGATCCATTACCAATCGCCGTATTAAACGTTGCATTCCCAACAAGAACCGTAGTAGCATTTGCAACGACATTCGCTCCGACTGCAACAACTGTTTGGTTAGCAGTAACAATACCTGCAAAGAATCCTGTCGGTGTAACGTTAGATGTCGACGTTGAGTTGACAATGCTAACAATTCGAGTATTCGCTAAAACGGTATTACTACCTTCTGCGGTGAAGAATCGAAGCGATGTTAACTCAGAAGCGTTAAGCGTATTACCTACAAATACTCCGCTACTATTTGCTACAACGTTACCAATCGCACCTGTTCCAGTGATTTGCACTGTACCACCATTGGTAGCATTTGCCGTGACGTTTGCGCCGAGCGAGATCTGAATAGTATTGGCAGTAAAGATGCCAGTTTTAAATGCGTTCGGTTCGATGTTTGCAGTGGCACTCGAGTTAGCGATGCTAATGATTCGAGTATTTGCAAGAGTGGTGTTTGAACCTTCAGATGCAAGGAAACGAACTGATGTGACTTGTGAAGAGTTTAAAGTATTACCTACATGCAGGCCACTACTATTTGCAACCGTATTGCCGACCGTACCAGTTCCTGTTACTTGGATCGTGCCGCCGTTGGTAGCATTCGCAGTGACATTGGCACCAAGTGAAACTTGAATGGTGTTAGCTGTAAAGATGCCTGTCTTGAAACTGATAGGATCAATATTTGCAGATGATGTTGTATTGGCAATGCTAATGATCTGATTGTTTGCGAGTACGGTATTGCTACCTTCTGCGGCAAAGAATCGAACACTCGTCATCTGACTGTTCGTAACAGTATTGCCTACATATAGGCCGCTGCTATTTGATACACTGTTACCTACTGCTCCGGATCCTGTGACTTGGATCGTACCACCATTCGTGGCATTAGCAGTGACATTGGCACCTAATGTAATCTGAATCGTGTTCGCTACAAACAATCCAGTGCTAAAGCTAATTGGATTCATCGTAGCAGTGTTAGTGCTATTCGCGGCAACAACTGCGAATGCAGTTGCTGTTGTATTCGTGGTCGAGTTCGACTGAATCGTCAGCTTCGTTGTGTTAGCGACAAGGTTTGCACCAGTCAAACCAGCATGTAGACCGTACTGCCACATGAATGTGTTCGAAGAACCATTGGCAACTTCCAGACGAATTTCGGTCGATGTCACGTTGCTCAGAACAGTGTTCGTACTGATCATGAGATTCGCAAACGAACCGTTGACGTTTCCGCCTTTCATCCAGTTTGTTACGACGAGATTATTAGCCCCGAATGTTCCGTATAGCTGAGCTGTTCTTGGAAACGCAGTGTTACCCGTGTTTGCATACGTGCTATTTGCAGTGATGATTTCTGTCGAAAGCGCGTGAAGAAGTTCATTGGTCTCGAGGAGCCAAACCTCGAACGAGTCGGTAATTACATCAACATTAGCTACTGGTCTTGACATTAATTTCTTCCATTCACTACTTGTAAGAGTAGAGTTTTAATTTCTTTGAGATCGTCTTCGACTGCACTGATTCTATTCGATAGCTCTTTGCTATTCTTCGCTTTCGATCTCTCTGCTACAAACTTTGCATAAGATGCATCGTCTGTATTTATGAAAGCTCCAGTAGAAGTATCTTTCATGAATCCATCAGTTTCAGTCTTGACTAACATTATGCGGAAACTCCGATAACCTGAATAGCCTCTACCTTTGGAACAATGTGAGATTGCGTTGCAAGAAGAACGATCTTAATTTGCATCGATGTATAGCGATCGAACTCTACATATTCTGAGTTGACATATCTTACAGTGTTATCATTTTCAACATTGTTCCATGCAATATTTCTGTACTTCAGTTTATCGATAACAATATCTGATCTTGTAACTCCGGCCGACACGAGACTTGAAGTTGTAATGTTTCGATATGTGCTGATCGCAGTAGTATTTGCTGCCGAGACCACGAACACTTCATGATTACCAAAGTCTTGATCTTTGATTCGAATCAAGTCGCCAGCAGTCACTGTCGCCGAATGATCGCTTGTTGTAGTAATTGTATTCGAACCAGATGTAATTGATCCAGTTCCTGGAAGAGCGACTTGAAGTTCAGGAGCAGTATCAAATCCATATGTAAACTCGTAGAAGTCATTTGGATCTGTCGAGCTAAAGCGATCGATATTATCTTTTAATACAAGCGGAGTCCA